AAAGGAGATTTGAATGCCTGATTTTTTAAAAGAAGTTATCAAAACAACTGGTAACGAATATGCATCATTAGTTTCAGACGGAGTTGAAGCTGGTGATGTTGAAGAGTTTATTGACACTGGTTCATATGCTTTAAATGCATTACTATCTGGTTCAATAAATGGTGGACTACCAGCAAATAAGATTACTGCAATCGCTGGTGAAAGTGCAACTGGTAAAACATTTTTTCTTATGGGTATGTGTAAAAACTTTCTGGATAAAAATCCAGAGGGTGGTGTAATATACTTTGAAAGTGAAAGTGCGATTACTAAACGAATGATTATTGACAGAGGTATTGACCCATCAAGAATGGTTATACTTCCAGTAACAACAGTACAAGAATTTAGAACTCAATCATTAAAAGTTTTAGATAGTTATATTAATCAAGATGCATCTATTCGTAGACCATTGTTTCTTGCATTAGATTCACTTGGTATGTTATCAACAACGAAAGAAGTTGAAGATACTGCTGAGGGAAAAGAAACAAGAGATATGACTCGTGCTCAAGTTCTCAAAGCTGCATTTAGAGTGTTGACTTTAAAACTTGGTAAAGCAAAAGTACCTATGGTTGTAACGAATCATACATATGATGTTGTTGGTTCTATGTTTCCAACAAAAGAAATGGGTGGTGGTTCTGGATTAAAATATGCAGCTTCTTCTATTGTATATCTTTCTAAAAGAAAAGAAAAAGAAGGAACAGAAGTTGTAGGTAATATTATACATTGTAAAAACTTTAAATCAAGACTTACAGTAGAAAACAAAATGGTTGATGTTAGACTAACATACAATAAAGGACTTGATAGATATTATGGATTACTTGAACTTGCAGAAAAATATAAAGTATTTAAAAAAGTTGCAACAAGGTATGAATTACCAGATGGTTCAAAACAATATGGTAAAACTATATTGAACGACCCAAAGAAATATTTCACTAAAGATGTTATGGATATCTTAGAAGAATGTGCGAAGAAGGAATTTAGATATGGTGGAACAGAAAGCATTGAAGAAAGCGAATGATACCTCAAAAAGATATTTAGGTAACATCGCAGATGATTATGTTTTTTTAGAAAACAAATCAAAGACACAACAAGATTGCATTGGTATTAAAGGTGGTAGATATGATGGTATTGTATTTAAGTTTGGAAAGATTGCATCAGTACAAGACCCACAAAACCCAGGCTTAGAAGCAGTTCTTAAATTTCAATATACAGTTGTGGATTACAACGGATTGAAAGAGGAACATTTGAATATAGATTTCAAAAATCTTCTAGGTGATATACTTTGTGATATAGTAGACAAACATTATTCAGAGGGGGTTATTAGTGGTACAAAATCAGACGATAGAAGTAACGACACTAAGTCAGTTATTGAACAATGAAGAGTTCAATCGTAAAGTAACACCGTTTCTAAAAAAAGAATATTTCAAAGATAGAAGTCAACAGATTGTCTTTGAAGAAATAAATGACTTTGTAGAGAAATATTCTAAACCTCCAACTCAAACTGTTTTAGAAATAGAGATTCAAAACAGAAGAGATTTATCAGAAACTGAAAATAGTGGTGCATTAGAACTTTTAAAATCACTTGATAAATCAGAGGTTGATTATGATTGGTTACTAAAAACAGTTGAACAATTCTGTAAAGACAAGGCTGTATATAATGCAGTTGTTGATAGTATAAAAATAATAGAAGATAAAGATAAGAACAACACACCAGAATCTATTCCTAGTATACTATCAGATGCACTTGCAGTATCTTTTGATAATCATATTGGACACGACTATATTGATGAGTCAGAAAGACGATTTGAATACTATCATAAGAAAGAAGATAGAATACCTTTTGATTTAGAATACTTTAATAAAATTACTAAGGGTGGTTTACCTAACAAAACTTTAAATGTTGCACTTGCTGGTACTGGTGTTGGTAAATCATTGTTTATGTGTCATATGGCTGCATCAACTTTGATGCAAGGTAAAAATGTTTTATATATTACATTAGAGATGGCAGAAGAAAAGATTGCAGAAAGAATAGATGCAAACTTAATGAATCTATCTATTGATGATTTACACGAACTACCAAAGAAAATGTTTGATGATAAGATTAATAGTATATCAAAGAAGACAGTTGGTAAATTAGTAATCAAAGAATATCCAACTGCATCTGCACATAGTGGTCATTTTAAAAGTTTAGTAAAAGAACTTGCACTCAAGAAATCATTTAAACCAGACATTATTTTTATAGACTATCTAAATATATGTTCATCAACTAGATTTAAAGGTAATGCAAGTGTAGGTTCATATTTTTATATTAAGGCGATTGCAGAAGAACTTAGAGGTTTTGCAGTTGAATCTAATGTTCCAATAGTATCTGCAACTCAAACAACAAGAAGTGCATACACTTCAACAGATGTAGGACTAGAAGATACATCAGAAAGTTTTGGTTTGCCTGCAACTGCTGATTTGATGTTTGCATTAATATCTACTGAAGAACTAGAGGATTTAAATCAGATTATGATTAAACAATTAAAGAATAGATATAATGACCCTACAATGAATAAAAGATTTATATTAGGAATAGATAGAGCAAAGATGAGGTTATATGATGTTGAACAAGTCGCACAAAAAGATGTGTTAGACTCTGGACAAGATGAACCAGTCTTTGACAATACTGGTGTTGGAAAAAGATTAGGAGAAAAATCTTATGAAAAGTTTTCCGACCTCAAGATATAAAAAGTATAAGGTAAAATACTACTATGATGTTGAATGGAGAAATAAAGAAGCTGTCTATGTTGTTATTGAACTACCAACAAATGATGTTGTCCAAGTATTCAAATTCAAGGAAGACGCTGAAGAAATGGTTTCAAATTTAATGACTATAAGACCATTTGGTAGAGACCCTTTACCTAAATTCTTAAAGGAAAAAAAATGAAAGATGACCCAGTAAATGACCACCCACCAATATGGGGTAAAGATGGTAGTCAAGTATTATTCAAAGAAAGATATCCAGTTGTTCTCAGAACATATGACAAATGGAAAGAATTAAACCCTTTATTAGAAAAATATATTAGACAACAAGGTGATAGAATAAACCACAAGTCAAATGTAAAAGCACAAATGACAGAATGGAATATGCAACTGGAAGCTGGTGGTGAACATTTTCAAGAACTAGTAAACTGGGTTAGAGAAATTTCATTAGAAATATCACCAGTACAATTTATACCAGATTGTTATGATGTTTGGGGTGCAGTATATAAAAAAGGTGATTATACTATATCACACGACCATTGGCCTGCAATATGGTCTTGGACATACTATGTAAATGTTACAAGTCAATGTTCTCCACTAGTATTTACAAACACAGATTATAAAGTACAACCAGTAAATGGATTGTTAGTAATATTTCCAGGCTGGGTAAAACATAAGGTATTACCACAAGAAAACGACCACGAAAGAGTTATGGTTGCTGGTAATCTAAACGCAAGAAGTGGAATGTTTTAGGGACTTGACAAATGTTCAATTTATAAATATAGTATATACAACTATGGAAAAATTGAACTATGTTAACATTTAAAGAATTCTTATTAGAAGATAAACAAGGCAAAAATCTACACCTTGAACACCTAGAAGATGAGATACTCAACTTTGGTGTTGGTGGGGGTAGAGGTGCGATTAATTTCCTACAATCACTTAGAGATATGTTATCTGGGTCATCTAAAGGTTCAGTTAATATGACTGTTAAGTGGGATGGAGCTCCTGCTATATTTGCAGGCGTTGACCCTTCAGACGGCAAGTTCTTTGTCGCAAAGAAATCAGTATTCAATGTAAATCCAAAGTTGTATAAAGAAGAATCAGAAATAGATGTTTCTGGTGATTTAAAAGATAAGTTTGCAATCGCACTTAAAGAGTTTAAAAAACTAGGAATAAAAAATGTGATTCAAGGCGACTTGATGTTTACCCAAAAAGATTTAAAAAAGGAGAAAATTGATGATAAAACCTTTATTTCTTTTCAGCCTAATACTATCGTGTATGCTACACCTATGGGCAGTGAACTTAGTGGACAAATCTCTAAAGCAAAAATTGGAGTCGTATGGCACACCACCTACGAAGGCGATAATCTACCTTCAATGTCAGCCAAATTTGGTGTGGATATAAAAGGATTAAAAAAGATAGATAGTGTATGGATGGATAATGCTTCATTTAAAGATGTTTCTGGTAAGGCAACATTTACCAAATCAGAAACAGAAGAAGTAACATCATACTTATCAACAGTAGGTAAGATTTTTAGACGAATAAATTCATCATTGTTAGAGAAGTTTATTAGACTTCAAAATTCAATGGTAGGGAATTTGTCTGGTGCTTCTCTGAAAACATATAATAATTTAAAAGTAAGAGAAGGACAAACTATCAAAAATGTAAGACAACACGCTCAAGGATATCTTGACCATATTGCAAATCATTTTGATAAGAATAAGGACAAAGTAAAGACACTCGGAGCAAAAGAAAAGATTGAAAGAAATAAGAACGAGTATCTGAGAGAGTTTAAGAAACATATCAGAAATATAGAAAGTGTCATTTCTTTTCAACAAGCCCTTGTGGCCGCAAAGATGTTAATTGTTAAAAAGTTGAATTCAGTTAAACAACTAACGGACACCTTTATAAAAACGAAAAATGGATTTAAGGTTACAAATCCAGAAGGTTATGTTGCAATTAATAATGATGGTAAGGCCGTAAAACTTGTTGATAGAATGGAGTTTAGTTTTAATAACTTTACTGCAATAAA